TACCTTTGAAACAACTTATTATCGAAGATGGCCCAAGTGGTACAGTCGAGAACGTATTTAGAGATCACTCAGTAGCAGCACGAGACATTGAGCGTATCTGGCCTAAAGGTAAAGCATCAGAAGCAGTACATAAAATGATGCAAGAGAAGCCAGATGAGTTAGTTCACATTATTGAAACTACTATCTGGGATGACAAAGAGAAGCAATATACATTCTGTGTAATTGAGTCAGCTACTAAGCACGTTGTATTTGAAGATTACTTTGAGCAGAGTCCTTGGATTGTGTTCAGATGGTCTAAGGTAGCAGGCGAGCGTTACGGTCGTGGTCCTATCATGACAGCATTACCAGACATTAAGACAGCTAATGAAGTTGTTAAGTTTGTACTGAAGAATGCCGAGAAAGAAATTGCAGGTGTATATACAGCAGTAGATGATGGCGTATTAAACCCATGGACTATCAGTGTAGCACCAGGTGCGATTGTACCAGTTGGTCAGCAAGGCTCATTACAGCCGTTAGTATCAGGTGGCAACTTCAACGTATCAGAGTTAATCCTTGGTGATTTAAGAGACTCTATTCGTAAAGCTTTATATCACGATCAGTTAGGTGCAGTAACAGGCCCAACTAAGTCAGCAACTGAGATCAGTATTAGACAACAAGAGTTAATGTCAGACATCGGTTCATCATTTGGTAGATTACAGATTGAGTTTATTAATAAGCTAATTAAACGAGCTTACTACATCCTAGAACGCAATAAGAAAGTAGCACCTATTAAGGTAGGTGGTCAAGTCGTAGAGATTAAAGTTATTTCACCACTTGCTCAACAGCAAGACATGGATGAAGTTAATAAGCTTGCACAGTTTGTACAGTATGCAGGCATGGTTGGTCCAGAGGCAATGCAGATCGGACTAGATCTAGAAGCATTCCCTGAGCATATCGCTAAACTATTGGGTGTTGATAAGTCATTAATTAGAGATGAAGAAGCAAGAGCTGAGATAAAGCAGCAGATGCAGCAAGCACAACAGCAGCAACAGATGGCAGAAGCAGCAATGCAAAACCCTGAAGCAGCACAACAACTTGTAGAGGGTCAATGATAGAGAGTCAAAGAGATTTCGATGCGATGATCGCAAAGCTATTCAAATCAAAGGACGGTAAGAAGGTTCTTGAGTGGCTTGAAGATCGTTACATCAAAGCAGCAGTGTGTACACCTGGCCAAGTGGAAGGTACAGGATACTATCGAGAGGGTCAAAATAGTGTGGTACGGATGTTTAAGTCCTGCATTATGAGACAAGAAAACGGAGCTTATAACGGAGACAACAATGAGTGAAGAATCATTACTAGACGAGGCAGTAGCCTCAAGTGAAGTAGCGGATACGAACGCAACTTCAGAAGCAACAACAGAAACAACAGAACCAACGATTGATGATACTGCATGGTATCTTTCAGAAGGTGTAGCAGGTGAGGGAGAAACACCAGAGTGGTTTAAGTCAGGTAAATATCAGACTGTAGAAGAACAGGCAAAGGCTTATTTAGGTTTAGAATCTAAACTAGGTTCATTTACTGGTGCGCCATCAGATGGATATGAGACAGTTATTCCTGAAGGACTAGAGGTAGAGATTCCATCAGATGATCCACTACTAGCTAACTTCAATGACTGGGCGCAGAAAGCAGGCTTATCTCAAGATGCTCATAGTGAGTTACTTGGTGTGTATATAGAAGGCATGATGGGTTCTCAACCTGACATGGAAGCTGAGATGAAGAAGATTGGTCCAGATGCTAACCAAAGAATCACAGATGTTGTTCAGTGGGCGAAGGGTACTTTAGATCAAGGTGAGTTTGAGACACTACAATCTTTAGCTACTACTGCTGACGGCTTCAAGTTGTTAGAAAGAATGAAGTCTTTAACAAGAGAGACACAGATTTCAGCACCTGATACAGCAAGACCTGCCAACTCAGTTACTAAAGAAGCTTTATATGATCTAATGGCGGATGAGAAGTACCAATCATCAGCAGCATTTAGAGATGAAGTTAAACAGAAGTTTGATGACTTCTTCGGTAAAGAACCTGCAAAGACAATTAGACAGTAAATAATTAATACTTGACTTAACTTTAAGTTATAATCAAGCCACAGATACCCGTTAATCGGCCTGTATGAGTAGTTTAAGCGCCTCTAAAGCGCTAGATTCGAACCCATATATGGCCACTTTGAATCGAGAAAGTAAGATAATTTTTTTATTCATAGGAGATTAACATGTCAGTTAATTTAAGTTCTTCGGCATCAGCACAGTTTGACGCAGAAGTAAAACATGCCTTTCAAGGCGCAGGTAAATTACGTGATACAGTACGAGTTCGTACAGGCGTAGTAGGTGATACACATAACTTCCGTACTATGGGCAAAGGCACAGCTGCTGCTCGTGGTACTACTCAATCAGACGTTACAGCAATGGACGTTTCACATGCTAAAGTTGCATGTACTCTTGCTAACTACGTTGCACCTGAGTACACAGACATCTTTGATGCTGCTGAAGTAAACTTTGACGAGCGTACAGAACTAGCAGGTACTATTGCTGGTGCTTTAGGTCGTAGAGTTGATCAGTTAGTATTAGATGCTCTTGAAGCTGTTACTTCACCGCCTGCTATTGCAAACGGTGGTACTAACATGACTTTGGCTAAGATTACAGAAGCTGCTTCTAAACTAAATGATGCTGGTGTTCCGATGGAAGGCCGTGTTATGGTTTGTTCTGCTGCTGCAATTGAGTCAATGATGAACAACACAACTATCACTTCACAAGATTACAACGCACTACGTGTATTGATGTCAGGTGAAATGAACACATTCATGGGCTTCGAGTGGAAGATGATCGAAACTCGTTCTGAAGGTGGCTTAGTTGTTGCTTCTAACATCCGCTCTTGTTGGGCGTACCATAAATCAGCTGTTGGTTTAGCTGTAGGTATTGATGTTTCTACTGAAGTTAACTACGTACCTGAGAAGGTTTCTTGGTTATCACTAGGTAAAGTTAAAGCTGGTGCGGTAGTTGTTGATAAGACAGGTACAGTACAAGTAGACATTGACGAAACTGCGTAAGTTGCGTTAAGACTGGCCCTTTTCACGAGGGGCTTTTCTTAAAATAATTTAGGAAGAGAACATGTCAGCAGTTAAAAACTATACAGATATTGACATTGCATCAAATGCTTTATTGTTAATCGGTGAAAGCCCAATTGCTTCATTTACCGAAGACACAGTAGCAGCGCTTATTGCAGCCAACCTATACTCTTCAACATTTGAGAGTCTATTAACACTTCATCCTTGGCGCTTTGCTTCTACTAAAGCTACATTATCAAGACTAACAGCAGCACCAGTTAATCAGTGGAAGTACGCATATCAATTACCTGCTGACTTCTTAGTAGCTCAACACATAGACGAAGGTAACGATAATTACCAGATCTATGCTGATAAGCTATATTCAGATAATACAACGATGGTTCTTGATTACACATACAAACCTGATGAGTCATTCCTTCCTGCTTACTTCACACAGCTATTAGAATTAAGACTAGCATCAGTATTTGCTATTCCTATTACTGAGTCTGCTACTCGTGGTGACTACTACGCAGGACTGGCAGAAAAACAATTACAAAGATCTAAGACTATTGATTCACAATCTACACCATCAATTGGCCCACCAGCCTTAGAGGGATCTAGATTAATTAATTCGAGGTACTAATGGCTAAAGCAATTGCATCTCAAGCATCATTCATTGCTGGAGAGCTTGATCCAAGACTAGCAGCAAGGATTGATACTGAGAGTTATACTAAAGGTGCTGAAACATTAACTAATGTTATTTGCCTAGGCCAAGGTGGCGTTAAGCGCAGACCTGGTATGAAGTATATTGATACAGTTACAGAGTCATCAGTACGTCTAGTTAGGTTTGAGTTCAATGTTACGCAGACATATCTTTTGGTGTTCGTTGATTCTAAGATGTACATCTATAAAGATGGCGTATTACAGACTAATATCAACGGAACTGTTTATGATTATCTAACAGTGCCTTATAGCATATCTGAGATTAAAGAGATCAACTGGACTCAGAGTGCTGACACTTTGATTATCTGTCATAACGACTATGTACCTAGAAAGATTGTGCGTGGTGCTACAGATACAGACTGGACTATTAGTTCAATGACGTTTACTTACTATCCAACCCATGACTTTAATAGGGATTATGATGGTGCTACATTTACTACACCTGCATCAGCTAAGGTTGTGGGCGATGTTATTACTATCTCATTAGATGCTGGCCATAATCCTGTAACAACAGAACATGTAGGTGGTATGTTTGAAGGAAACGCAGGTGTTGTTAGAATTACATCAGTTGACACTACATCAGGCGCACAAACACTCACAGGCACAGTATTACAAGAATTTACAAACACGAATACCATTAGTGGTGTTGATGCTTCACTAGAAGAGCCAGTATGGACAGCAACACATGGCTACCCTGGTTCAGTAACATTCCATGAATCAAGACTATGGTTATC